AAGATAACGTCGGATTCGGGGAATGGGATTGGGATATCCTCGCGAACGAATGGGACGCAACCGAGCTTGATGAATGGGGTCTCGATGTATGGCAACCCGAAGAAGAAGAAGAGGTCGAAGGATTGACCGACCCCGACGAAGTACCCGAAGTACCGGAAGAGCCGAAGACCAAACTCGGGGACTTGTATATTTTGGGAGACCATCGTTTGTTGTGTGGGGACTCGACAAAAGCCGAGGACGTGGAGCGACTTATGGATGGAAAGGAGGCAGACATGGTTTTCACCGACCCGCCTTATGGCATAGACGTAGTGAAAAACGGGGGAATTGGATCAGGTGGCAAATACGCAAAAAGCGGAAAATATCGGGAAATAATTGGAGATGATGTTCGTTTTGATATTTCTATAATTAGAAGAAATTTTAATTGCAATTTGTTTTTATGGGGAGCAAACTATTATTGTCATGATTTAGAGGAAACGAACTCATGGGTTATATGGCAAAAGATAGAGTCATCATTGACCTTTTCGGATGGTGAAATGGCATGGACGGATTTAAAAACGCCGCTTAGGATTTACAAACATATATGGGCGGGTAGTATGCGTTCGGGAAATCATAAAGACGAGCTGAAAACAAGAGTTCACCCGACGCAAAAACCCGTGACCTTATTTGTGGAAATATTTAATGATTTGATGCCGACAAAAAAAAATATTGTTGATTTATTTCTCGGTTCAGGCTCGACGCTAATAGCAGCAGAGAAAACAAACCGCAAATGTTACGGCATGGAATTAGACCCGAAGTATTGCGACGTTATTGTAAAGCGATGGGAGGATTTTACAGGTAAAAAGGCGGAGCTATGGAAGCCGTAAAAGTGAACAATCGGAACACCAAAAAAGAGCAGATGCTCGAAGCATTGGAGAAGTCGCTCGGTATCGTTTCCACGGCTTGCAAGATGGTAGACGTAGGACGAACGACCCACTACCAATGGATGAAAGAAGACCCCGACTACAAGAAGGCGGTCGACTCAATCCAAGACGGTGTTCTCGACTTCGCAGAATCGCACCTTTACAAACTCGTGAAGGAAGGCAACCCCGCAGCGACTATCTTCTTCCTCAAGACTAAAGGCAAGAAGCGCGGTTACATCGAACGGCAAGAGATAGAGGTACAAGAGAAGAAGCCGCTCTCATGGCTGGATAGCTAAATTTATTTGGTATATTTGACAAAACAAACGAGCATGAATCTTCATCTTTACAGCGTACCGGGTTTATTGGGCTTACTCCGAAGTAGCAAGGCAGACACAAAGAAAATTATCGAGGAGGAGATACAGAAGAGGGAAAAACAAAACGGTAGAAAGTACCCTCGTCCTTGGTGAAACTCCCCGCGACATATTACCACGTTAAAGAATGCAAGTCGAAGATTCAAATCCACCAGGGCGGGACACGCTCCGGGAAGACGTACTCCATCCTCACGGCACTCATTGAGCTTTGTCATAAGAACTCGGGGCTGGTTATCACCATATGCCGAAAGACATTCCCAGCACTTCGAGCCACCGCGATGAGAGACTTCTTCGAGATACTCAACAACGAGGATGTCTACAACCCCGACCTCCACAACAAGAGCGATGCAACGTATCAACTATGGGGCAATATGGTTGAGTTCATTAGCATCGACCAACCGCAAAAAGTAAGAGGACGAAAGCGAGACGTTCTATTCATAAACGAAGCCAACGAGATCAACCTCGAAGATTGGCGGCAACTCCTCCTCAGAACAACGGGGAGGGTGCTTTTAGATTATAACCCATCAGACGAATTCCATTGGATCTATGAAGAAGTCATCCCACGAGAAGACGCAGAGTTCTTCCGAACCACGTACAAAGACAACCCGTTCCTCCCTGAAAGTGTGGTCATGGAAATTGAGCGGTTTAAAACAGCAGACGAGAACTTTTGGAAAGTATATGGTCTCGGTGAACGAGGAACCTCACAAGCAACCATCTTCACCCACTGGAAAGAAATAAATCAAATACCCAATGAATACAAGCTCCTCAACATCGGACTGGACTTCGGATATACAAACGACCCAACCGCCATCGTCCGAGTCTATACAGACGGACACGGATTCGCAGTCGACGAAATCTGCTACGCGACAAGACTTACGAATTCGGATATTGCAAAAGTCCTCCGAGATAATCAAGTTGATAGATCGGATGTTGTTATCTGTGACTCCGCTGAGCCAAAGAGCATCGACGAGATACACGCTCACGGATTCAATACTCACGGAGCAAGAAAGGGAAAAGATTCGGTTAAAAATGGAATCCAATTCCTCCATTCGCGACCGCTTCTTGTCACGGCTCGGAGTGTAAACCTCATCCGGGAGCTTCGCAACTATAAATGGAAGGAAGACAAGAACGGGAAGCAACTCAATGAACCCGTCGACAAATTCAACCACGCCATCGACGCGATGAGGTACGCGATCACATTCAACCAAACGAACCCGAACTTCGGCTCTTATGCTATTGGATAGAAAAAACTTTTATCCGTAAACCCCTGTAAACAAAGGGATTAAGAAAAAAAGAACGAAATAAAGCAAAATAAATTTGGAGATAAAGAAAAGAATTGCGTATCTTTGAGACATCAAACGAAACAAACAGACCATGAACAACGTAACAACTACAAAAGATTTTAAAGGTCAATACTCAATTGAAGTAACTACGCCAAAGGGAGCAACGTACACCTTCACTCTACGTAATGAGTCAGGAATGGAATATGCTAGCAAGACAGATTTTTGGAATTTAACTACTTATGATGATGTAGACATGGACTGTTTACAATGGTGGCCAAGTAAAAAAGCTTGTTTGCGCACTGTCATTCAATCAATTGATTTTGACTACGCTGCTGCAAAATACGCTAGCGAATATTAAAACGAAATCGCAGCATGAAAAACGAACCCGAATGGTTTCAAGAGGTGCTTGACCGCACCGAACAAACCGAATCCTTCCTCCTGTCTTAACAGCCCCTCACGGGGCTTTTTTTTTGCCCTAACTTTCCGCACGTAAGGAAACCAAAGAAAACGAGTTATTAGAATGATGGAACTCAAACTCCCACACCGATGGTCTGACCTCTCACTCGGAGAACTCCAAGTCATGATGACCGCAGACAACCCCCTCGAGAAGATATCTATCTGCTCGGGGTACTCGGTGGAGAAACTGCGTGCGATGCCTCAGAAGCTAATAGAAGCCGCCTCAGCGCATCTTGACAATCTCCTCACTCAAGAGACCGCACGTCACGAGAAAGTCGTTGAGATGGACGGAAAACGCTTCGGCTTTATTCCGAACTGGGATGAGTTTACAGCGGGTGAATGGATCGACATGGAAAACCACCTCGAGGATTTTTGGGCAAACGCTCACAAGATTACCGCTCTCCTCTATCGAGAAGTGACCTACGAACTCGGAGACAAATACGAGATAAAGAAGTACACCGCCAAAGAAGACGCAAGCACCTTTGAAGAGATGCCCGCAGACCTGGTCTCGGGGATGCTGCTTTTTTTTTGGACTTCCAGAAATCAACTGCTTCACGATATGCAGTTCTCTTTACTGGAGGTGGCGGACAAAGCGATCCAGTCGGTGAAAAATGGGGATGGTATCATCTCCTCTACTCCCTCGCAGGGGAAGACGTTCTCAAAATGGACGCGATTACGGAACTCCCTGTTCAAGTCATCTTCCAACACCTCAGTTATCTAAAAGACAGAAGCGCAAATGATCACGTTTAATAACATCGTAGAAAGGTTTGAAGACTTCGCGACAAGTCACTTCTTCATAAAGTCATTCTCGTTCGGTTCTCCGGATGACGTAGACCTCGCAAAGTTTACCGAGTTCCCCCTCATGCATTTGGTGTATACAGGGGCAACCTATGACAGCGGGACGAAGACTTACAATATCGAGGTTTATATCCTTGACGTACCCGCAGACAAGAGCGACAAGGTAGAACGACAACGCGAGGTCGTATCCGATGCGGAGCAATGCGCGGAAGACATTATCGCAGATATCCGCATGGGTGGGAATATCTTCACCTTTGCTCAAGACTATGAAGTCGTAAACGCGACAACAACCCCACTCGAAGAAGAGACAAAGAACGTCCTCTCGGGTGTGCTTTTGGATTTGTCAGTTGCTATCCCTTACGAGTGGGACGCTTGCAATGCTCCCATCGATGGGGTAACTCCTGGAGGCGGTGACGAACCGTCATACGCTCGACGCGGGTTCTTGCGTATGTTGACGCTCGACGGGTCAACCGATGTCCTTAGCGTTCGCACGATCAAAGTAAACAACGGCACCTTGACGGATGACGGAGACGGGGTTGTAACTCTTGACACGGGAGGGATTGACACCCTTGACGATTTAACCGACGTTGATATAAATGACCCTGACCAAGGCGATGTCTTGTCGTATAACGCAGGTGTTCAGAAGTGGATGGTCAACGGTGGTCTTCAAGAGCTTCTCGCACGCTTTAGAGCGAGCGGAACAGGAGCGCAGATGTACGACACCCTAAACGATACAACGAAGGGATATGTCGACGTCCTAGCCAATAGCGCAAAGATGGCGGTCAACCTCTCAGGTCTGACAGTTACCGAAGCAAGTCCCGGTGTTATGTCGTTCACGGTTGCAGCGGGTACCGAAGGGAACGAGGTTGAGTTCGAGGCTTTGACTATCGAAGGAAGCGACGCTCTTTCTACGGTTGCAGAAATCAACTTCAAACAGGGGGCGTTAACGTACTGGGAGAACTCTACGGGCAAGATTTGGCTTCGCGCACCTAACGCGGGAAACATAACAATACTTCTTCCAAGTTCAACGGGAACCCTGGCACTTACGACCGATATCCCGAACGTTCCTGTCGACTCGGTAAACGGTCAAACGGGCGTTGTTGTATTGGATACGGGAGACATCGATGAGAACGGGAATCTCTACTTTACCGATGCACGGGTTGCAGCGAATGCGGCTGTCGCAGCTAATACGGCAAAGGTGGGTATTACTAGCCAACAAGCCGCAGACATAACCACCAACAATGCGAAGACAGGAATCACACCAACCCAAGCGGGAGAGATAACCGCGAACACGGCAAAAGTCGGAGTCATAGCGGGAGGAACATCGGGACAAGCTCTCGTGAAGGCAAGTGGCACGGATTACGATACAGAGTGGGCAGACATCGCAATTGACACCCAATACCACGATCGCTTTGCCACAGATGCAGAGACCTTCCGAAGCGGTGCAACAGATACGGTTGAGCTGTACTATACAGCCAAAGCGGACGGGGACGGACTCGCAGAAGATGCAGAGAGCGACACCCCAACAGCGGGCAAGGTTATCAAACGAAAGATTTACTATTCCGAGGCAGCGTTCGCAGATCCCGACACGGCTACATGGGTAGAGTTTACAACACTCGCTGACGATATTACATTTGCTAACGCAAAGGCGGCTCTTTTGGAGTATCTTAAAGCGAGGACGGGCGGCACTGTACCCATCTCTCTAAAACAAACATGGGAGGAGGTTACAGCCGCACCAGCGTTCACGGGGTTACTTAACGAAACGTATGGCAGCGGAGCAGAGGCAGCTTATAGCACGCGAAGGCTCAACGGGCTATACTCAGGCGATTGTATGACCATACGCAGAGCGTCAGACAGCACAACGCAGAGCATTGGGTTCGTGGGGGAAGAGATTGATGAAT